GAGACCAATCGGAGAGGGCTATTATCAGATTATCAATATCAACAGTTTAAAATCTGTTGATGGAGGCGGAATCTTATAATAGTGAAAAGAGGGCTTGTAAACAGGCTCTCTTTTATTGTGCGACATCGCACGGAAAGGAGAGAAAAACATGAGTATTTGTCGTGGAGTAGCAGGAAACAGAGGAAGAAATCCGGTAGGAATTTTTTTCCACAATGACGCTGGAAGCAAGAACGCCAATGCAGAATTTTATAGAAATTGGTTACAGACACATCCTCTGGAAAACGGATTTGCGCACTATTATGTAGCGCAGGATGGAATCTTACAGGCAGAGGACGACTGGAATTGCGCTTGGCACTGCGGAGACACAAACGGGAACTTAAATTATCTTGGCATCGAAACGTGTCAGAGTATGGGCGATCTGGATGTATTTAAAGCAAATGAGGAAAAAGCATTGCAGCTGGCAGCACAGAAGTGTAAGCAGTATGGAATCACACCAAGTACAAGCACAATCAGACTCCATCAGGAAGTGTATGCCACATCATGCCCTCACAGATCTGTAGAGATTCACGGCGGCAGAGAAGCTACGAAATCATACTTTATCAAACGGATTAAGGAGTATATGGGTGGTAATGTCACGCCACCAACTTACGTATCTGGTGGACAGGGATCCGGACAGGCATCGGCGTCACAGCAGCCGGAAGTAGTATTTACCTACGCTGTCAAGCTGGAGGACGGACGCATCTTGCCGTTTGTACGGAATCTTACAGACTTTGCCGGAATTCAGGGTAAGAAAATCACAGACGTGGCTATCAAGGTAGACAAGGGATCCGTAAAATACAGAGTCCACGTGAGCGGAAGAGGGTGGCTACCTTATGTGACAGGATGCAACTGGCATGATCACAATAATGGTTATGCCGGTACAGGACAGCCAATTGACGCAATCGAGGTGTACTACAATACTCCAGCAGATTATGCGGCAAAATACGGCTACCAGAAAGCGCAGTACCGTGTCAGCCCGGTAAATGGAGCATACTGGGATTGGCAGTATGATAATGAGACCGGAAACGGGCAGGACGGATATGCTGGAGCGTTCGGACAGGCAATTGATCGGTTCCAGTTATTCTAATAAAAATCCCCTCGGAGATCGTTCTCTGAGGGGTGAATATTGTATCAATCTTATTTTTATCAAAAAGTTACTACTTATTTAATGTGTATTAGTTGCATCTTAGATGTGCGAAAGAATACGCTCGTAGAAGATGCAACTAATGAATAGAATCCGAAAGCACCATTATTTCGGTACTTTCGGGTACACATCAATCATAAATTCAGAGTTTTTCTGGTTCTTTTTATTCCGTTTTGTTTTGGTCAGTACAATCCGGTCGATCAGTTTCCTTAAAGCGCTGTTCTTTTCCGGGATAGTCAGGGAGTTCCATTCGCTTAACAAGTTCTTGCACTTCGGGACAAAATTCTTTCGATTTGCCTGCCTCGCAATCGTAGTATGTAAATCTTCCTGGGCAGCAGTGATATTGTTCATGCAGTCTCTGATCCGCTGTTCCAGTGCATTGGATCGTTCAATGAAAATCTCTTTCGTGTAAATTCCCTGCTCTAAAAAATCAAATAAGGATTCTCTCTGCTTCAAAAGCGTCTGATGTTCAGTCTCAAAATTTGTGACGATCAATTCTTTTGCGGCAATGGCAGCAGTATCTTCCTCATGAGTGTCAGAAAATTCATACTTGGCTATGTAGTCTTTCAGCCATCCCAGAAGAGCTTCTTCCAGTTCATCAATCCGTATTCCGACCGTGGAACATTCGGTATACTGGCAGATCAGCACATCATAGGGCGTTTTCGTCTGCGCTTTCTTGCGGACCATAAGCCGGCCGCATTGCGAGCATCTGACCAGACCTGCAAATAAATTTTGGATCGGTCTGTCATTTCTGACCGGAGAGGAAAAACAGCCTTTTGGTTGATTTGCACGTTTGAACAGGTCTGCGCTGATGCGTGGCTCCCATGCTGCATCTGCGAGAATATAATCCGTAGCATTCGGCCGGGACTTTACCACACGACCATCCTTTACGGCTCTGACTGTCTTACGATATCCCCAACGGACTTTCCCAATGTTTGCCGGATTTGAGATGATACCCTTGAGGGTGGAGGGAGAGAACGGCTTTCCGCTCCTTGCAAGGATTCCCATATTGGACATATAGGTACAGGCTTTTTGGTATCCGTACTGCTTATTTCCACACAGATCATACATCAGATCGAGAACCGGAGCTTCTGTCTGGCTGGGAGTAAGAGAGTAGTGTTTTCCATCTGGTGCAATGATACGCTCCCATCCATAAGGAGCAACATTGCCAACGTAATAACCATCAGAACTGGAACGTTCCCTGCCGCGCTGCATCCGGCGTTTAATTGTTGCGTATTCCCGGCGGCTCATGAATAAGCTGAACTCAAAATATTCATTGTCATATTCATTAGCTGGGTCGTAGGTTTTATTCGGTGTTACAATCCGGGTGCCGGAATAGAAAAATGCACGCTGCACACGCCCCTGATCGATCGTATCACCTCTGGCCAGACGATCTACGTCCATTACGAGGGCGCCATCCCACATACAGGCTTCTACCTCAGAGAGGACTTGCGTCATGACTGGTCGGGCATCGATACTGTCTCCGGACACAACTTCCCGGTAAATCGCACCGATCGGAAGAGAAAGCGTTTTGGCCAACTCCAATAGAGTGGTAATGTGGCGTTCCAGGACATCGATACCGAGTGCTTCCAGTTCAGCGTCTTTTCTGGATTTTCTGGCATAGATAAAATAAGACATTGTATCACACTCCTATATAATTGTATTTAAAAAAAGGTACAAAAATAACAGCCAACACAAGAACGAATGTTCTGGATTGTATAGCTGTTCCGAAGATGATACAATATTCTTGGTCAAAATATGTGCATATCTTCGGATGTGTAGACCGTCTCAGTGTTGGTAGCACTGGGGCGGTATTTTTTTACGCCTATGCTGCTTTGTTATAATCGACTACTGCAAACTCGGTCAGCATAGTTTTGAGTTTTTCCAGAATAGTTTCAATTTTCTTCAGGGTAACACCATTCAGATATTCTTCGCCACATTGAGTACATTTTTTACAAGGAACATTCTTGATGATAATGTAACAATTGTTATATTCTGTCATATAAGTCGTTGTAGATTCTTCTACATTACCTTTACATGTAAAACACATCATGATTTTTTCTCCTTTCTTGTCTCAAGATCCGATTCCCATTTTTCGGAATCAGGATAATATGCTGTTACGATCCAAAGTGTTTCCAAATTACTTCCAACTACTACGTGAAGGTATTGATTCTTGATCGAAAGACCAAGGATCAGACAACTTGGGAACGGATAGTCATCTGGGTATTGCTCAATTATTTTTCCACTTTGAATACAACTTATGACATCGTCTAGTAAAATTCCACGTTGCTCCAAACGTTTTGCCGCATGGAGTGTTATCTCAATATTTTCTAAAGAACATATTTCTTTTATAGAATCTATGGTAAGTTCCAATAATGCACCTTCTTTCTTTTATTTCAATAAATCATCAATGCAGATCTCGAAATCCTCAAATATTTTTAATTTGAGAATATCGTGAAAAGGTACAATCACCGGCGCGACATCTTCCTCATATCGGTATACCGTTGTGCGTTCTCTGGCAGGATCCACAATCCAATACTCCCGAACACCTGCGTCAGTATAGAGCGTATTTTTGGTAGAATAATCCATTTTACGGCTGCTCGGTGAAACGATTTCGATGATAAAGTCAGGTGCTCCTTCACAGCCACGGTGTGAAATTTTGTTAGAATTACAGACAATGCTAATATCAGGTTCTACATAGTTTGAATCATCGTCTTTAATGAAAACAGCAAATGGAGCAGGATAAACTTTACAATTACCGTGCTTTTTACTGATATAGTTTTGCAACTCAGTTGTAAATAAAGCAACTAATTCCTGATGCAATGGGGATGGCGGCGCCATGTTATAAATTTGTCCGTCAATCAGCTCCGCTCGTTGCCCATCTGGAAGAGCATAGATGTCATCGATTGTATGTGTAGTTGTTTTTAATAATGGCATGATATCACATCCTTTCTTGATTTAATTTTCTACCTTACGATCATAC